TTGTAAAATATTCGTTTAGTTTTTTTATCATTATTATACAAGCCATCGATCTTTATTTCATGAACTCGCAAGTCTTTTACTTTAAATTCAATATCAGTAATAATTTGACTAATCTCTTTTTCTAAAATTTTATTAAAATACTTAATCTTTATATTACTTTTTGCAATACTACCAATTTTAGCTAAATCATTAGCAGTTATACTACCACTCCATATATCATCCATTCTATACGGTACATCCATTAATTTAGTATCTATATCTGGCTTCAAACTTAAAGCATATTCTACCCTTAATGTATCATAATCAATTTGTGAATCTGGATCTTCAACTACAAATGACATATCAATGCCATATCCGTCATTAACATATATAGATTCTGTAATTGGTGCGTTATTGTATATAATACTAACATCGGAAAATCTTACACTATTTAAAGCTGGCTTAACGTCGGCAACTTTTTTAAATTCATGTTTTCTTCCAGATATCGAGTTTCTCCATTCAATCTTAATAGTAGTTTTATCATTTTCGTAAGTTAATGGTAATTTAACATCAGTAATTACACCTTTATATCTACCATTAACAATAGTCATCTTATAATTTGATTGTACTAATTCCCATTGATCATTTCGCTTCCCTGTAGAATGAAATACATCAACTAAATCACCAAATCCAGATATTCCAGTCTTCGCAGACCATTCTATTTTAAATGGATCGTTTTGAGTGACTGTAAAATTATTTCCTACAGAATCTATTGTTAATATTGATTGCTCTTCTATATGCATAAACATTTCAGAATTACTACCAGACACAGATGGCACATATACTGATAAATCAGTTCCATCTAATACACTTGATGCTGATAATATTAATCTAAAATCATCAACCCCAGGAGGAATTGAAAAATAAACGCTGTTTTCATAATCATTTATTATTGGTGGCGATATTTTTTCTAAACTAATAAAATTTTGTGGAGAATTTTTATCCACATAATATAATGAAAATGAAGTTAAATGATTATATTCATTATTTCGTACAGCATACATCAACATTATATCATCTCTCGATGGTATAACAGTTCCTATTGGACTTAATATTTCTATATACGGTATTTTAGCACTTATTATTTTAATCCTCACTGGAGTAATATCAGTTATTTCAACATTCTGAAACGAACTTATAATTTTTATGTAATATTCTCCAGGAACAAAATTATATGGAACTGTCCATTTAAACGGAACTTTAGTTTCAATTGGTATATAAGCACTTATTAAATTTTCGTATGTAGTTACTTCATCAATATTTTTCAAAAAATATAAAGAAACAAATTTATACGAATCTGATTTTGACGCATTCCATCCAATATCATATGTGCCATTAATAAACATAGTATCTGGCAAAGAATTTAGTTGTAAAGTTGGCAATTGCATATAATCATACGTATCACCAAACCCACTAAATTCTGATATTTCAGTATCTATGGTTTGTTTCAACATTTCTATTTCATATGACGTTTTAACACCTTTCATTATTGTATAACCTTAAATATATATTTTTTGGTAATGAATATTGTATTACTATCAGTCTCACATTTGAATAATATTTTATACATTCGCTCTGGCATAAATCCACCACCCAAATGTAATTTAAAATTATATCCATTTTCATCAAATGATGCATAAGATCCACTCGAAAATGGTATTATCACTCTATTTGTATAAGCATCTTCCACACTATACTGTATTTTATAATCTGTAAAATATGTTGGTTCTGCTCTTTTAATCTCATAAAATGTTTTTCGTTGTCTTATAGGAGATATCTTGAAAAAATATGACGGCGTAGTGGTATATTTATACTCTTGTTTCAATCCTATCATATCAATATCAAAATCATCTACTGTAAGCTTACTTGCACTGTATAATGACGATGTGTTATATGGATAATAACTCGAACTATCAATAACAGAATCATCATACCAAAATTCTAATTCAGGCATATATACAGTATGAGTATTTTTTGAATAAAATGCCATCTTTTTCATTTTTATTTCATTATATTCATCATCATCTCGTTTTTTTATAATAAATCCATAATTAGTCAAGCTTCCAGTCACCCACAAATCAACAATATTTTTAACATTCATTGCTATATCGTATGTATCTTGTGTAAATACTTGACTTGAAGAAATATCTGTGTCATAATCTCCGCCAGATCCACTCCACGGTATATCAGTATCTCGCATATTCCATGTAACTCCATCATATTCTTCATTTGGAAGAGGAGTTCCTACTCCTTCTGACCACCAATTGGTTGCAGGATGTGCATTTAGATAAAATTCTGGTACTAATGCATCGATATCAGCACAATATACATTCAGATTAACGCCCTGATATGAATTTTTTACATACGCAGGTAATTCATTAATATCAAATTGAATTAATATTCTAGAATTGCTATGATTTGATTGAGTATCATATATTTCCCAATTGGTAGATATATATGGATTATCATTCTGATTTTCATTTATTGTTTTATAATATCTTAATCCATTAAATAAATATATTATATTACCTTGTGAATCTGCCAAACTAGATGTTGGTCCAGCAGATAGTGGATTTTGCTCTTCATACTTTATATAGTTGTAATTTCCATAATAAATAGTATCTGACCATTCTCCTAAATATTTATATCTAAAATCATGTTTATCTTTAACAATTTCTATTATTTGATCAACTCCTGCATTAAATTCATTATAATCGGAGTATATAGTGGCATCTTTTTTAGGATATAATTTATAATACATTGATTATTTACCCTCAATATCTTTATTAGGAAATTTTAATTCGAAGATAGAAGGATCTCCGCTAGTAAATATTATTCCATTTCTAGTAGCTGCACCTATATGGTGATAATTACCAGAATATCCATTATTAGAATCATATTTATTTACTATTTCTAAACTCTCTACGGTTCTCACACCTTCTACTTTTTCTATCAGTTCGTATATATCTCGTAATATAATAGGCTGTCCAATTTGCCATTTATCTATTTCAAAAAATTTCTGAATTTCTATTATACATTTTAATATTACATCATTTTTATTATATTTTGCAAATTGTATTATCGAAAATTTCACACCTATATTTATTACAAACGCATTTTTTATATTTATTCCAGTACCAATATCTCGATAATTCTGTAAATATGTGATCAGATTATTTTTTATAGTTTCATTTAAATTAACTAATTTTTTATCTTTATCATATCCCAACACATACATATTAATAGTATATGGCGAACTACCATCTTTTTCAACATATACTTTAGGTATATTGCCGTATTTAGAATTCATACTCATTGTTCTTGCTTTATAATCTTCTAAAGTTACACATCTTTCTTGTGACTTAAAGAATGCAATAGCATTTTGTCTAATTTCTTCGTTAGTTTCATATCCTCTACCACCAATTGCTGGCTGAGTGTTATTTACTATTATATTATTTCTAAATCTTCTGAACAATTCTTTATCTTGTTCATTGTCATAATCATTTTCATTGTTTCTAATATTAATTTGATCTATTATATTTAGATCATTAACTAAAACATTGCTATCAAACCCACCACCAATTGTATATCTAAACCGTAAAGTAGTATTAGATGGCGAAATTCCATATGAATTGGACAGTAAAGTTTTTTGCATATTATCATAAAAACTTAAAAATTCAGTATTATACTGAACCGTTTTACTCGTAGGTAATAATACTTCACTAGGATAATTAGATACGCCAGAGCCAAATTGCACAACAGTATTTCCATCAACATCAGTTCTTGTTATAAATCTTTTATCATATCGTTTCTGTTTTAATATGTATGGAGCATCTTGTATCGTATTCGAATACACATTATTATATTTTGGTAAATTAATTTCATCAAAAAATACAGTATCCTGAGCTAAATAATCTACCTCGTACCATCTATTATTATCTGAATCATATACATCTAATATTTCTATCACGTTAGTATTAGGCAATGTTATTGATTGCATTGCAATTGGTGATCCAAACGTCACTTCGTGAGTTACAATTCTCCCAGCTACTGCTGGTACTGTTTTTTTTACTAAATATAATAACGGATTTTCATTAATATCATATTCATATACAGATGTTTCAAAATCATCATTATAATCATATACTGTAAAATCTATAGGCTCTATTGTTCTAAAATATACATTAGATTTAGTAGATGATCTTACCACCATATTTTCTTTAATATTTAATCCGAATCTAAAATCTATTTCCGATCCATTAATGCCTTTAGATGGCAATAACTGATATACATCTAACATAACATATGCTGGAACAGATGCTTTATATTTATACCCCAAAGAATTCGCCAATCTTATAATATTTTCTCGTTCTTCTGCATATAATAGCATAGACTCTTTCAACGTCGAATCGGTATAGTATGATAAAACATCTCCTACAGTGGCTACCATTTCAATAAATTGCATGCCTACCGATGCAGGAGAAAAATCTGTATATGTGGTAGGGAAATATGTTTTTGCATAATCTATAAGAGCATTTCGCAACGATATAAAATCTCTATTTACATAATTTATTTTCTTTTCAACATTTTTCGTTGACATTAATTACTCTCCATTTTAATTATATTTTAAATTTAGCACATCATAATATTCTGGTACACTCTTTACACTAAAATTTATTTCGATAGAAATAGTATTACGATCATATACAGGATTTATATTAATAGTCATACTATTAATTAACACCAATGGCAACCACACCTCTATTTTTTTTCGTATCTCGTCATCAATTCTCATTCTCAATTCTTCTGTTATTGGTTCGAATAGATATTTTTCTAATCCCAATCCAAATAACGGATTCATCGGACGCTCCAATTCCTTAGTTCTAAGCAAATTTATTAATTTAGAACGCTCATTTTGAAATGTGTCGTATGTATAATCGAACGAAGCATTCCCTTG